TGTCTGCCGCTCTGGCCAGCTCAAATCTATGCGTCATGATGCGGCTTTCTTTCCAAATGCTGCCGTTCCAGTACCAGAACCGGCCGCGGTAACAGGCATAAACCATCTCGTTGGAAATCTTGGAACTGATGGTGTAGTCCGTCATACCCGCACCTCCGTGTCCTTCAGGCGGTCCAGCAGCTCGGCGAGCAGGGCACCGGACAGCGGCTTGATGTCGCCGCCACGCCAGCCATAGCAGAAGATGGTGCCGCACAGGGGCTGGCCGCGCACCACACGGTTGACCGGCTGGCCCGCCGTGCGGAAGAACAGCACCGCCGGGGTGCGCGGGAAGATGTAATGCTCCACCGTGCCGCCAAGCCGGGCCTCCATAGCGGAGAGGGTGTCCGGCAGATTTGCCGGTTCCGGGGCGCGGCCCGGTTCGATCAGAATACCTTTCATGCTTGTAAAAACCTCCAAAGTGTGTTATTCTTCGGGGTGATGGGGAGTAGAGAATCCATCACCCTTTGGGCTCGTCCGTGCTGCGAACACGGGCGGGCCTTTTTGGTTTGCGGGGCAGGCTGTCCACCTCGCTGCGCGGGATGAGCTCCCGCTGGTAGATGTACTTGACGTGCTGCCTGCCGTCCTTGAGCCAGTGGCAGACGGAAGCGGCAAAACTGTTGGCGCTGGCGTAGCCCAGCCGCCGGGCACACATGGCAGCCGTGCCGCTGGCCAGCAGGTCGCCGGTCTTGGCGTCCCACACGGTGTACCACGGGACGTTGTTGACGCAGTCAGCCATGGGGGATGTCCTCCATGAGCCGCAGCACACCTTCCAAGTCCTCAAGCACAAGAACATAGACCTCAATTCGTGCTTCGAGCTTGTAAAGCTCAGACGCCCAGCGGGTCGTTGTCATAGCATTGCTGTCTTGCTGGCAGAGCTGCCCGTACTTCTGCTGCAGGCTCTCGACGTACTCCTTGGCGGTCATGCGTCGGCCTCCTTTGTGAGCTTAAGGACACGGTCGAGGATTCTGCCCTGTGCCTCAAGCGTCCGGACAGTGCACTTAAGCGCCCAAATTTCGGCGTCCAGCAGCTTGTCCTTTGCGTAGAGCGCCAGAGTGTACAGCAGGTTGATGAGCTTCTTTTTCAGCATCAGCCCACCTTCTTCCGGCTCTTCACGGTATTCTGGGGCTCCTTGTGGACTTTCCGGCGGGCCTGCTCCTCGGCGTCCTGCACGGCAAAGCTGATGCGCATCAGGGCAAGGGCAGCCAGAATGAGCACCATGGCGGTGATGAACTCTCCGTCGGTGACGGGCTGGCCCAGCTGGGCCCCGCCCTCGATGCCCATAGCATACAGCAGGCCTGCGCCCAGACTGGCGGCTGCCAGCACCTGCAAAACGGTAGATTTAATCTTCATCGTCGTCCTCCTCTTTCAGCACGCGGATCGTGTTGTAGAGCAGTCCAGACACCCAGCCCAGCTGCCGCTCAAAATCGTCCGGGAAATAGCTCTTCAGAATCTGGGCGATTGCGCACACCAGAAGATGCAGCACGTCGCTGGGACCACCTTCGATCTTGATGGTCGAGTCCTCACTGTCGATGTAAAGTTTTGACTTCATGTTCATGCTCCTTTCTCAACCTTCGGGAAGAAATACTCTCCGATCTGCTCCTGCGGGATGTGCAGCTCCCTGCAAATGGCGGTGATTTCGTAATGGCGCCACTCATTGTTCTTTTGCTCCGGCTTCGGGTTCAGGCGGGTGGACAGGGTGCTTTCACCCATGCCGACCAGCTTGGCGAACTCCCGGTGCTCAAACCCTTCGTCCTCGATGAGGCGGGCCAGCTTCAGGTAAGGGCTTCTTGGCTTTCTCATGGCTTTCATCCTCCTTCTTTTTGCGGATGTGTTCCAGCCGCTCCGGCTGGCGTTTGTCCCAGCGCTGTTCTGCCCAGCGCTTGTTGTGGCCGTTCACGCTTCCAGTTCCAGCGCCCAGAACTCGGCCAGGGTCTGGCACACCGGCAGGGAAAAGCCGATCAGCTCCTCCCCGCCGGCAGCGGCCAGAAGAGCGTCGCCCTGGATCACGTCCCGGCCGCTGTGAACATACAGGTCGGTGGCATCTTCGTTGAGCGGGAGCCGCCGGAGCTTGCCCTCTTCGTTGAGGATGAGCTTGATGCTGTCCACCGGCTCCCGCGCCCAGCTGGGGTCGAGGATGCTGT